CGGGCTTATATCCTAGTTTTGCCCGTCCTTCATTCCTGGTAATTAAGCCACTCTCTACTTGATTGACAATTGTTTCAGTCATCGTTTCGGGATCTGCTTCAAATAAAAATTCTGAATTAAATTTAAATTGATAATGTAATTTATTATCTAATTCACTTGTAAACGAACGATAATAATGCACCAGTGTATTTTGGAGATACGTCACGTTGGCTTGTGTTGTGTTCGAGTGGTGACTTTCAACGCCCAACCGTTCGCTGGGTATTCCAAACGCTTTGGCAATTTGTTTTGTCGTCCAATCACTCGAATTAATCAACTTCAATACATCGGTGTTAACTTCTAAATTTTGATAGTCCATTGCTTCATCAAGAATAATGGTTCGTAAGGCGTTATTTCCCTCATCTGATCCGTTCGCTTCTTCAAATTTCTCACGAATAGCATTTTTTGCTTCAGCATTTAAATCAGATTTATTGACCTTTAAAATTCCACTGCTATTAATCCCTCTTGAAAAGAAATTATGAATGGTTTTATTTCCCGCTTTTTGTACCTTCATTTCATCAGCTAAAGAATACAATGGAGAAATTCCTGTTAGTCCATCTTGAGTAAAATACTTAAAGTGTAATATATTATCTTGTTCTACAATTCGTTTTGACTTGTCTTCATTCTCTATTTCATAATAGACACTGCCATTTTTTCGCTGTTTCATAGATACTAAGGAATTTTTAATCAGTTCTAACTGTTTGATTTGCTTGTTCCCAGCTCGTATGATTTCAGCAAAACTATTGCCATTAAGAAGCATGTTCACCATAAGCGCAAATTTGAAGTGCCAACCGCTCATTTTGTCATTTGGTTTTGTATTTAATAGCTCTGTTATCCGTCCATCACTCAATACTTGGTTATCCCTTGTAATTTGTAACGGACTTGAAGCAATATCACTGCCTAGAATCCTCACACTCGTAAACACATCGCTATTTTTAATGGCTTTAATACCTGTGTAAGAAATATTGGCATTGTCTGAAGTCATGCTTACAACATGATCTAAAAAAGGTTCTGTATTGTCCTCTCGTTTCTCTCTTGATTGAAATAGTGCCACGTATGTTTAAACCTCCCCTCTTTGAACATTGGCTCAAAATTGAGCTTATTCTAACCTGTATTAAGCAAACCACTTACTAATAGGCAACACACGCCCAGCGCTAACAGTCCATAATATGGATTTGTCAGAAAAGTAATAGCTATCGTGATAAACACTAAACCTAATAAAAATAGAATGGTATGAATGTGATTAGAAAGAAAATGCTTCACTTGAGTAAAATTCATTATCCGCTTTCTCTCCTTCCTTTTCTGTGAAATGATTCATAGCAAACACATAAGCATTGATTAAGGCAACGATTGGATCAATCTTATTGGAGTTCTTAGACTTGTTAATCTGAATCCCGTTATTATCTTCTTTAGTAATCGCATTATTAACCGCATGTGTAAGAATTGTATTTTGATTATGAACAATGTTTTTTTCAAAGATCTGTTCTCTAAAGGTTCGTGTTGGTACGTTTAAAGTTAATGTTCCTTGTCGCACCTCTATCATTGGATAATTGGCTTTTTCAGCCATAGAGATTAAACTATTGGCATTGTATGGATCGTACATAATCCCTACACATTTCAGGTCATTTTCCTGGATTAGGTTTTCAATAAACTCAAAAACTTGTTCATAGTCCACGATCCCGCTTTCTAACTGCGTAATAGAACATTCTCCAGCTCGTTCTAACTCACGGTAGGGTAAACCATCACGTTGTTCTTTATCTCTCAAGCCATACTTTGTAGCTACAAATGAATGAGAATCTGCGTAAAGCCGTCCATCATCTAAAGGAACGAGCCAAGATACAGAGGTGAGGTCATCGGTTTTACTTAAATCAATCCCAATGTAAACCTCTTTCCCGTGAATATCTTGAGGTTCAGTTTCGACTGCTTGCCAGTCTTCCCCACTAATAAGGCTGTCCTCTGAAGCTTGTCGCCACATATTCATGTTTTTCACTAATAGAGGATTCAAATTATTTTGTTTGATCGAAAGGTTTATATCTTCTGCCAACTCATTCACCATTGGCTTTTTGATTTCTTCACTTTCAAATATAGGATTGGCTTTGATCCAATTATTTTGATCGTGAATTTCTTCTTCATTATCCAATTCCCATACTGCAATGAAATAACGGTCAGCTTCTTCTTCGCCTTTAAGAATTTTATCCAAGAGCAAGTAATCATCATACGCTGGAACGTTGAGGTTTAAGCCAGCCGTGGTTATAACACATAATAAGGCGTTCTTTTGTTGTACTTGCCCTTGTTTAATCACGTCATAGGTTTCTTTAGTTCTACTAGCATGATATTCATCATAGATTGTTGTAGTAGAACCCCAACCATCAAGCGTATTGTTCTCACTAGCCAGCGGTAACGCTATGGAATTTGACGGTAAATGTTCGATCTTGGATTCATTAATTTTTAACTGCTGTCTTAAATATTTACTCTGTTTTGTCACTGCACGGAGGGAATTTTTCATCATTGTGTAGCCTAGTTTGGCTTGTTTTAAAGCATTAGACACAAATAAGACTTGTCGCCCTTGTGCTGGTTCATTTTCCATAAGAAGCGCTAAAGTAGCCATTCCAGAAGCTAAATAGGTCTTCCCGTTCTTCCGTGCCATAGAGATATATGCACGGCTGAAGCGCCTGGAATCATCTTCTTTTAACCGCCAACCGTACAATGAACCAATGATAAACCGTTGAAAGCCCAGCATATTGATTTGGGTTCCGTCTGTGCTTGGGAGTAATTCCATGAAACGAATCGCCTTATTTGCAAACTCTTGATTAAAGTAATAAGGATAGTCCTTATGTTTAGCCTTCTCTAAATCGTTCATGTGTCTTTGACACGCTAGAATAATTTTCTGATTAGCTTTTATGTCACCATTTAACACACTCTCAATATACTGCTTCATGATTCCATCATCTCTTTAAATGGATCCTTTTCTTCTTGGGTTTTTGCTTTATTCAGTGCTAGTTTAGACCGTGCTTCTAATGTCATACCTAGAGCATTCGCTGAAGCTTTGAGGTCATTCATCGCTTTAGATTGCACATTTACTGCTGGATTCGCCTTCTTCACGCCACTAGATTCACTAGTAATAAACGTGCCTGTTTTACGGATCTCATTTTCAGCGGTCTTAATTCGTGAGTAAGCTAAACAGTAAGACACCAATGAGCCATAATCTGTTTCAGATAACGGAAAATCTTTCTTCATCACGGGTACAAGGCGTTCCCACTCCGTTCTAGCGCTTTGAGGTAACCATTCGGGCGCTTCCGTGGTTAACTGCTTATGATTAAATAATTCTTGTTTAGCGTCCTCACGTTGTGCTTTTTGTTCATTAGATATGTGTGATTTGGATTCTTCGAGTAGTTTAACTTGTCTTGCCATTATGTGCCTCCTTTCGATCTGTTATAATATTTATAGATTACATTTAAAATAATTATGAAAGGTGATAATATGGAATTTAAAGAAATACAATTATTTGAATATGCACTAAATACTTTTGTTGAAATGTACGATAACGATAGAGAAACGCCACCTACATACTCAATAGTTTTTACAGATAACAATGATGTTTTCAAAGCAAGAAGCTTAACTTATAACAACAGTAATCAATTAGTTTTTTATAAGAACAATGAGAAATATCCGTCATTTATAGAAAAAAAATCTTTTAACGTACACAATAATCGTAGCCTTCTCTCAATCAGAGAAGACACGTATGAAGCAGTACAAAATATTGAGACGGATTCAAATGATATACTAAATCACAAAAACCTTCTTATTGAACTTATAAAGGATATTATTAACGGTAAAGAAAACCCTTATGAAGCCACGCCGACTTGGTTTGAATATAAATCTTTAAAACATAATTATGAACTTGATTTTAAATTAGCTTCTCCAAAAATTGATTATCAGATTATTAGTTTGCAAGAAGAAAAATCTGAATAGATATAAAAAAGGACGCACCGCCAGCTTTTACCCTGGTAGTACGTCCTCGCTTTTTGCGTTTAGGCGTATTAACATATCTTTTCACTTGTTTTAGTATCTATCATTGCCACTTTTCCATTACGGACGGTAATTTCTATGTTTCCGTAATTGGGGATTTCGACCTCTTTGGATCGCCCGTCTGAAAAGGTTATAGTTATTTTATCTTTCATTGTTCTCCTACTTCCTATTATAGCAGTTTTGATTACACTTGTAAACGTAATTTAGTTGTATTCCGCAACTACTTTGATTTTAAAATGGCTTTTTACGCTAACACGAGTCCCGCATCGGTCCCCAAGCCCAAAATCTAGGCGGGGGATATTTTTTTGAAAATTATTTTTTCTGTTTTCGTTTAGCTTTTTCTTTTTCTGTTTTCTGATTGTGATGAAAATGACACAAGCTAGATAGATTGGTTTCATCATATCGCTTAGACCAATCATCACGAATCTCTATAATATGATCGGCAACATCTGCCTTCTTAATGATTCCTTGTTCTAAACACACCTCACACATTGGTTGTTTAATTCGCTGTAATTCAGATAACCTTCTCCAGCGTCTAGTTTTATAAAACGCATGGTATTTGCCACCACGTTGTTTACGCTTCTTATACGTATCATGAATAGACGTTTGGTGTTGTTCTTCATGTTTATCACAATACGTTACTGTATAATCCACAAGATTATTACAACCAGCATGACGGCATTGCTTCATTGGTTTCATTAGTATTGATCCATTGTGTCATCAAGTTCTTTGATGTTTTCATTTACATCATAGATAGAAATTCTTAAACGTTTTATTTCTTTAGTCAATTCTTCAACCTTAACAACTTCAACCGCCATCTTATAAAAATCAACGTTCATTTCAGTTGTATATGGTACATGATATAGTTGCATCAGTTCGTTATATACTTCTCTAATTCTTCTTATCATAGCTTATACCTCCTTATATATTCTATCTAACGAATCACCTATTTCGTTTAATCTTCTATCAAGCATTTCTATCTTCACAATTTCAGTAGCTAGATTATATGCTTCAACGTCATCAAATATTTCATACTTTATACGGATCTCTTTACGCACTTCATTTATTCGATCTATCATAATATCTACTCCTTCGTATTTGACACAAGCATGTATGATTGATGTAGGGTTTATGTATGGTTTAGTGTAGGGTTAAACGTTGCCGTGAAGGGATTAATGTATGGTGTGTAGGGTTTTAGCATTTTCTCCTTGTATATATCTATAAGAGATATATTTTTATATATATTGAATTAATCCTTATAACCATACATACCATACATAAACACTTTGGTTGTCGCATTAAACCATACATAAAACCATACACTAACCATACACTAACCATACATCTAGCTTATAAATTATCTTGAGTCGATTCATGGTTTAGTTGAACTCCTAAAAAATACCAGCCATCACTAAAGCGCTTCTTGTCTAGCCCATATGTGTTAATTAATTCTGAAGAAAAACTTTTGTTTGTTTCTTTTGCAATATCTTCACCATTGGTTTCAGCCCAATTATTAAATGCTCTCCACAAGCTGGAAGACTTTATTTTATGTTCATCATCAATAATGCACCAATCATTTATAAAGGTGCCTATAACGTCCATATCTTCTTTATATTCTTCACGCTGTTCTTTAATGGCGACTGGTTCCGAATCCCTTAAACCAGCTTCTTTATATTTACGATGACCTTCAATAGCCCAATTGAGAATCCCACTCATTTCTTTTTTTAGCTTGTTCGATAATTCTTTATCAGCCTTACGATCAGGAACATAATTATCAAACGGAATAACAACCAATCTGCCCCAGATAGCTGGATCACCATCAATAACAGGTTTATGATTCGTTGCTAACCATACTTTAAATTCAGGGGTATAACTAATTTCATTTTTGTGTAAATACCTCGCTGTCACGATGTCATTCCCAGTAATCAACTTCACTAGATTAACATTTAATGGTTTCTGTTTTTCTGTTTCTGAAGCAGTCACTAATCTCGCCCCTTTTAACTTTGCAAGTGCTGGTGAAGCATCACTACTGTCGCTATCCTTGGAATTCATCAACGCATTAGAATTCACATTTTCGTGATAATCGTTCAATAATTCGGACAACATTCCGGTAAATACAGATTTTCCATTGGAACCTTTTTTTCCATACATAAAAAACATTACTCGTTCTTCGGTACTGTTTGACAAAGAATACCCTACCGCTCTCTGCACGTAATCAATGAGTTCTATATCACCCAAGAATGTTTCATTAATAAATTGTTCCCACTTGGGAGCTTTTGCGTTCGAGTCATATTGAATGTTAGTTATTTTTGTTAAATACAAAGAACGATCATGCTCTTTAAATTCATCTTTATCTAAATCATAGTAGCCATTTTGAAGGTTTAACTTATTTCCTGCATTATCAAAATCACCTTGAGCTATGGAAACTCTATGTTGAGATTCTTTAATGAAATCATTTTTCCCTTTATAGTTTCTTGAATTTTTTAAGTGTCTCGTTTTGTCTTTTTGAGCTTGATCCACCAATTTTTTATCAGTTGTATCAGTTACACGAATAGGCTGTTTAGCTATTTTATCAGGGATCTTGTCAGCGAGTTGTTGCACCTTGCCTAAATTATCAGGCTCCCAAATTTTACCCGTGTAATAGTACCAACTTTTAGCTTCATAGCTATACCTTATTTGATCTTTATATAGATCAGTAAACATTTCAGCATTCCCTGTATCATCATAGGGATACCATTTCCTTTCATCATTCATCTGAAAATCATACTTCTTCATATTTGATTTATATCCATCACCTTTACTTTCTTTTATATTTTGGATAATGCTATTGATTCCATACGTTGAATTGCCAGTAGGACGATCCCATTTATCTCGCATGAGAGCTGATTCTCGAAAAATACGGTCAATTTGTTCAATGTCATTGTTCGTCCACCAGCGCAATATACTAATTAAAGCATAATCTGCATCAGATCGACTTGGATAGTCTGAAACATCTCCATGAGTAAACAACTTCATAAATTTCTCTCTTTGCTTTGATCCAATGATTTTTTGGATAATATCTTCATCAGATAAGCCGTTCCCAGCGTTTTCAATCACTTGTTGAACATCTATAACAGGGTTCTTATCATCGTTCTTATTAATATATTTATCATGTAAATAAGGCAATACATTGAGTTCCTCATTATCAGCTAACTGCTTACGTTCACTAATACGATTACCTGTTACAGTGAAAAAACGTTTGGTATCATACATTTCAAAGTTGCCATTTTTGCTTTTTCCTTCTGGCTTAGAACCCTTCATATAAATATGAATCCCGTTCCCGCTTGGAGAAACTTCTGCATAGCTTTTGGTGGTTTCAATAAAATCAGCAACTGTATTTGTGTCTAAATCTACCTCATCATTGGATAAATATTCTTGCAATTCCTCATCTTTGTTGTCAATATCAATCCCGACAATACCCGAATCAGTAAACACAAATCCTATACCGTCAAATTGTTCAGGAGAGCTTTTCAAAGCTTCTTCCACTGCTTCAAGTGTATTCCATGTGTTCAAGTTCGTTGAATTGGCATTGGAACCATTGGGTTGTTTCGGTACTTTTGTGTATTGGATTTCTCCATTCTCATCAACAACAATTTCTTTATCTTGGTTTCTTTTTTCTTCAAATGTCCATAATATCCAATGATCTAATTCAGCTAAATCATCAGGAATATTATCAAATTGTACGTTTTGTTTTGTGACTGTTTCCATATTTTTAATTCCTCCTCATCTATAATTCTTGAAATCTAGGAGGCAATCCCGTATAATACAAGTAGTGTTATATACGGAATTATCAACCCCTAAATTCCACACGGTTTGTATCAAGCCGCTTGGCTTATTGAAGTTCGCACCTTCGATAAGCTTTTTTTATTTCTCATGTTCGATCTCTTGAGTAACTTCCGCTAGTTCGTTTAAACTGTCGTATATTGCTTCAATTAACTCTTTGCGTTCTTCTTCGGGTGTCACAAGTTGTGCTTTATTCTCACCATATTCAATAAAATAAGACTGGTCTACATAGTGGGACATTTCTAGCCCAAATAAAGCACCGTCTATTTCTCCCAATATTTCATCAATCTTTTCCGTTGGTTTCATTTCGTCAAATGTGTTCATTGTTTTCCTCCATCTCCTTTAATTCTTCTTGAAAGATTTTCCATTCCTTGTAAGCTGCTTTAATCCCAGGAAATGTTAAAAGCCCTATTACATAACCAAAAATCGCCATAAGATAATAGCCGTCCATATTTAGCCCTCCTTGTCTTGTTGAGAAACAACAACGCCCAGCACTATTAGTGCCATAGACACAATAAAAATGATTCGAATCATTGGAAAAAATAACAATGCAGTGAGTACAACAACTGTGCTTAATAGAGAAATCAATAATCTAAACATTATTTTGATCTCCTTCAATAATATAGCCTTTTTCTTTTAATACTGATTCGTCATCAGCGTTCAATAATGCAATGGCAATTTCCCCCAATTCATCAATAAGGTCTTGGTCAGTGTCGCCTTCATTTATTAAGTAAGCTTCAATTCCAGCAATTTTCTTCCCGAATGTTTCCAATTGTTTTTCTGTGAGTAACACATCATTATTTATCATTAGTTTTCCTCCTCAAATGTATAGCCTAAACTTTCTAATTCTCTTTTTTCATTCGCACTCATCAAAATAGCACCCTGGTTATCTAGTTCTTTCTCCACCTTCTGTAATGTAAAAAATAAATTATCTAATAGTTTATTTGCTTGGAACGCATACACGGAACGGTCTTTTGCCTCACTTACACTTCCCAAATTATCAATAGCTATTGTCATTAATTCTATAATGTCCTTCATGTCGCCGTCTTTTTGTCCTAATTCGCTTAATTGATTATCTGTTAGTAATACTTTGTCTTGGTTTGTCATTTTGTTTGTTCTCCTTTTGGGTATTTATTTATAGAGTATTTCTCCTGTCGCCTGGGCAAGCGTTTTTTAAATTTTATGATTTTCTATAAATTGATTGAGTTCAGATTTTTTTACAAATGTTTTAGTTTCAATCTTATAAACATCTAAGCCTTCATCTATAAAGTTACGTATAAATGTTGATTTGCTTACTTGTATAAGTTCGCTAGCTTCTTGGACGGTAAGAAACTCTTTCAATAGTCCAACATCTCGCCTAGCTTCATCAATAGCCGTCTTATAAATCTCTTGGATTGACTGCCTAAATTCATCTTCTAGGTTGTCATCGAGTTTTATTTGTAGTGGCATTTAGATCACCTCCTTTTATTCCATGACTATACATGACGTTTTGAACTTAAAAAAATAATGAATCAATTGTAATATTCTCAAAGTGCTGAGAAAAAATCTCTTTAATCATGGTTTTTTCAAAATCATTGAAAGATCTATATCCCCTTTCTTTGTTGCTATAACTTTGGGGAGATATATCAAGATATTTAGCCATGTCTACTTGAGTTAATCCTAGCATATTTCTATAACCCGCTATCTTATTGATAGTAGTATTCATATTTTCACCCCTTCTTTGACGGATTGTGACCGTCTGTTAATTATATTAAAACACATAAGGGTTAAAATTGCAAACAAAAAATGACTGTTTATGACGAAAAACGTTTATTTTTTCTTCAATATGTAGTACACTTTAGTAAATGGTGTAATTAGAAGGGGGTGAAACGAATGAGCGAGAAATATGAGGGATTAGGTAAACGTATAGAAAATATACGTCTTCAAAGAAGTATGAATAAATCTGAATTCGGAAAAATGTTTCAAGCTAATGGAAGTTTAGTTAATAAATGGGAAAAAGGAAAAGTAACTCCTAATGAAGAGCGTCTAAAAGCTATTTCTGAACTAGGCGGAATTTCTGTTGATGAATTATTGTATGGAAATTACAAAGATTATGTAACATCTGTTTTGTATAAAGCGATTAGAAACAATGAGCGCTTACAACAGACTTTAAATAAGTATTTTTCTTATAATGCTATTTTTAATTTTGGTGAAGAAGATGATGGTCTGATAAATGCGTTTAGCTTTTTGCCTGATAGTTCTGAATTTAATTATACATTTAAAGAAGCTACTGATTTAATAGACTACTTAATAGATGAAATAATAGATTTTCTAGAAGCAAGCAATAAAAGCCAAGATCCCGAGAAAATAATTTTATTTGCTCAAGTGATAATAAACGACCACCTAAAAAGAATATTTAATGATTTCAATGAAGCAATAAAACGTATCAGAAATTTCTTAAGCCAATTCAACATTAATCATTCAACAACTGTTTTTGAAAACGATTCTGAAATTAGTGATTGGATTGATACCTTTGCAAGGGCTGAAGACATAGACCGTGAAGAGGCTAAAAAGATTACTTTGAATAAAATGTACCTAGAAAATTTAATTTCTGATATTAACCGCTTTATAAGGCATTTAGATAACTTACAAGATGACTATCAAAACAAAATTGATTCAGATATATAACCACCAATAAATAAAATTTCCTTTCCTGTCGTCTGGGCAACGTTAGAAAGGAATCTATATAATGGTTAAATATGAACAATATAAACAAGACGGTAAAAAGTATTATCACATCAAAGGGTATCTAGGCGTAGATCCTACTGGTAAACAAGTCAATATCAATAAAAAGGGATTTAAGACAAAAAAAGAAGCCGAACTATTTTATAGCAAGGCTCAAGTAGAGTTAAATAATAATCAGTATGTAAAAAAAGATACTTCATTAACATATACAGATGTTTATAATGAATGGATACTCGTATATCAAAACAAGGTAAAAGAAAGCTCATTTGTTA